AATATCATATCTACACATTGGGCATGTAGAATGACCGCGTAACCATTCGCGAAGACTATTTCTGTTGAATATATGCGAACACCCTCGGATTTGTGAAACCTCACTTGAATCTATAAAATCATCATGTGAAATTGGGCATCTATTATTTCTGGGAGATACGATATTTGAATATGTCGTATCTGTGACTGCTTGTCTGATTTGATATATTGATGGAGATGCTGCTGGTGCTGATCCCCCTTCTCTATTTAAATTACGTATGGCTGGATTTAGATTGAGATCAAAAAATATCGCATATGGTTCTACACCGGTAGTTGGTCCAGGTGCGGTCCTTGGTCCTGATGCTGGTGCTGGTGCTGGGCCAGGTCCAGGTCCAGGGCCATTACGCGCATTATTGATATTTGTGTTGTTGTTAGCGTTTGGGGCACCCTCACCACCGGCACGTCTCGAAAATAACGCAGAGTTCATATAATTTACCAAAATGCGTGTAAAATCATCAGTGGAACGATCAGTATTAGAAGCGGACTGTGGTATGTTTTGATTTGATGGAGTAGGAGTCCGATCCGGTAGTTGTGATGGTGTAGGAGCAACGCCAGGATTCGTGGATGCGGGTGCGGGTGCGGGTGCGGGTGCGGGTGCGGGTGCGGGCGATGGCGATGGTGGTTGTTGAGTTAATTGATGATATCTCGTATAATAAAACTCCTGTCGTGTTAATGTTCTTGACATATTGTTACGTAATCCACTCTCAAATAATGAAAACATAGAATGGGCCTGTGTTATAAACCGGTTATAATTCGTTTGTAATTGAAGATATTCATCTAAAACAACTTGCTCATCATTCGCAGCGCTAAAAAACTCATCAAGATGAAAATCTGTAAAACTACGCCGAATACGGGAACGAGGATTATAATTGTCTGCTGGATTGCCTCCACCGGTACTTCCATTGGGAATGTTGTTATCCATATTTGGAATAGTTAAGTTATTATATATAGTAGTTTAAAAAAGCAGATGAAAACACTATATAATATAATGAAAAACGTTTAAATATATTTTAGGATATAAAATAGTAATTCGTTCAAATACGTTCAACAAACATCATCAATGTCTCAGGCTCCGACTCAGGCTCCGGCTCAGGCTCAGGCTCCAAATCAAAATACTCGTTTTCCTGAATTTGCCGGTAATGGGTTAACCGGGCTAATGAATTTAGGAAATACATGTTTTGTGAATTCGTGTCTTCAAGCGCTTTCACATACATACGAACTTAACCGATTTTTACAAGATGGGAATTATAAAAAGAAACTAACAAAGAAGCCAGATTCGGTTCTATTACATGAATGGGATAAGTTGCGGACATTAATGTGGAGTGAAAATTGCGTTGTTTCACCGGGAGGATTTATGAATTCTATGAAACAGATTGCGAGACTAAAGAATCAAGAACTGTTTACACAAAGCTCGCAAAATGACGTCCAGGAATTTTTAATGTTCCTACTGGATGCGTTTCATATCGCTCTTTCGAGAGAAGTGAATATGACAATAACCGGGAATACGAATAACGATAAAGATATCATATGTAAAAAATGCTATGAAATGATGAAAAACATGTTTACGAAAAATTACTCGGAGATGTTGAATATTTTCTATGGAATCCAGATGTCGGTTATAACGAATATAGACACACCAGATTCGTTCACAAACCAAGACATATTAAGTTTATCACCCGAGCCATTTTCGATCATAAGTTTATCGATTCCGCTTGTTCAAGATAAAGCAACTGGTAAAACACGTATCCCAACCTTATATGATTGTTTTAAGCATTATTGTCACGGCGAAACAATGGATGGTTCAAATGCGTGGTTTAATGAAAAAACCGGGAAATATCAACCTGTCCAGAAAAGAATGTCGTATTGGAGTCTCCCAAATATAATGATTGTTGATTTGAAGCGTGTTCAGTATACTGATACTGGGGCGGTGAAAGTAACAATTCCAGTTGAAATTCCATTAGACGGACTGAACATGAGTGAATTTGTAAATGGATATAAACGCGAAAGTTATATTTATGATTTATACGCAGTATGTAATCATCATGGGAATTCAAGCGGAGGTGGACATTATACTGCCACAATAAGAGCGGCTAATGGGCAATGGATGTCGTTTAATGATGAACATGTAAAACCGATTGAACTTAAATCTGATAAAATAACCAGCAATACACCATATTGTTTGTTTTATCGGAAAAGGGTTCCATTATAATATTATCAAAACTATATATAATATACTATATTTATATTAAATTTATATTAAATAAGTAAGTAAATAATATTTCATAATACTCAATAAGGATATTAAGTCATTCACATCGAAACAAGCAATCACAATCAGGCACATACAGACAAAATGGCAGGAACGGAAGCAGATATGGTTCATGTTGATAATGTGACACCAAAAATAAGTTTTAATCAAATTGGTGGATTATTTGATTGGGTTGATCAAAATTTTAATTTAATATCACCTCGTGTGATTATCATTATTCTATTAGTAATGGCGATGTGTTATTTTGTAGTAACATCTTTAGGCGGTGGTAGTGGAGGAGAGGGAGGCGGCGAAAATACAATGTTCGCAAATGCGAATATTTTAGAAATATTGTTATGGGCTCTTTTTATTGTAATTGTTTTGATGAACGGATTTCATTATTTTTTCAATACGAGTCTTAGTACCCAAGTATCGCATTTATTTTCTACAAATCCGCAAATAACGTTAACGAATGATGTTCCATTACCGACCGCAAACGAGGCAGATTTAGGGACAGCTCCTGGTTCAAAAATGCGTAAACAAGTATTTCATATTCCCGCCAGCATTTATGACTATGATAATGCGAAGGCGCTTTGTCAAGCATATGGCGCACAATTAGCGAATATCGACCAAGTAGAAGAGGCGCATAAAAGTGGCGCGGAATGGTGCTCTTATGGCTGGTCAGATAATCAGATGATTTTGTATCCTACACAGAAGTCAACCTGGAGTTCTCTTCAAAGCGACCCCGATAAGAAAAACAGTTGTGGACGACCGGGTATAAATGGCGGATATATGGAGAATGCCGGGTTAAAAGCGGGAGCAAATTGTTATGGCGTAAAGCCGGATATGAATGAACCATCCTCCAAATTAATGGCGAATATCCAGAATATCGAGGCAGGAAAAATGTTAGACCCAAAGCATGAAGCGAAGGTAAACGAAATGAAGGGTAAAATAAACGATATAGTTGTCGCACCGTTTAATAAGGGTGCGTGGAGCTTATTGTAAAATATCATGATTTCAAGTTTTTTTATAATTTCATAAAAAATTGAAATGCTTTTCACGGATAAAAATATCAGCAGCGTCTTCACGTTAGAGATATTCATTCATTCAGAAACAACATGGTCGGAACTATTCATAGATACGAAACAAACGAGGAAACCGGTAAGTTGATGTGCCCGTATTGTGACTACCAAACCCAAAAAGGATCCACTATCTCCGAGCATGTGAGACAAAAACACCCCCAAAATGCGGAACGTCCAGTTCTATCCAACATTTGCCCCCATGCTGATTGCGGCCGGTCATTTCAAACGAAATCCGAGCTCAGGCACCATATCAATTCAAAAACACACCAAACAGAAGAAACAGCGGCATTCGCATGCGGGGAATGCGGTGATAGATTCTCGAAAAAAAGCGCGATGATCACCCATTTTGTCCGCGTACATCTGCCGCATGAAACAATGATGACCCAAATTGGCGAAGACTCAAAATGCGAGCATTGCTCAAAAGTCATGAAAACATCATCCATGTCCTATCATGTCGGTGTTTGCCATCCAGTGTCGCCATTTTCAAAAAATTACAATCCGTTTTCCGCGGCGAGCATCATCGCGGAGAAAAAGGATGAACCCGAACCCGAGGTGGTGGATTCGGTGGATGACGTGGATGATGATGATGATGTGGATCTTGGAGAATTCATGTCATTCATTCAGAAGCTCGCCGCAGTGAAGGTGGTAGAGACGAAATCGGGAGACAAAGAAACAACAATCAAACCAAAAATGTTGTCCCATTCAGTTGTGCGAATGGGAGGAACCGGACTGAAACGCACATACATGAAAAGACAGGTCAAACATATCTAATCATGCGCGGTACATGTGAACGGACCGGTTCACTTTTTTTTAATTATATTCATGATACTTAAGCGTTG